CCGATACCCAATAGGTTCGAGCCAGCCAAGTTGATCCAGTTGTACAGCGAACGAGCCACACCCCAGTAAGAGCCTGCTGGAGGCTGCAGGGTAGCCGATGCCACGCCAGAGTCTTTCTGCCAGCCGCCGATCTTTTCTGGGTAGCCAGAGCGAAAGCGAACCTTGTCGGACTCAAACCAACCGCCTTCATTGGCCAAGGTCGTGCTCTCACGATTAACACCGGGCTTGAATTTGAGGGTTTGTAGTGGCATGGCGGGTCCTTGTTACAGGAGGATTTTATGCCACTAGTCCGGGTAAGTACACCGTCTTGCCGCCTTGCTTCGTCGCAGTCATGACCTGCTTCTTCAGATTGCCGGGGTCGTAGCTGACGTGCACCCAGCCGCTGTCGGGGATGCCGGGGGTGTAAAACTCCAAAATCAGCTGTGTAAACTCAAGGTTGTCCTTGACCCACTCGGCCAGCTCTGCGTTGGCGACACCGGGAATTTCCAAGTCCGCAGCCATGCCACGGCAGTGATCACTGGTCCGCGAGCCGCCGACCTTTGCGTTTACATCGGGGTGGCGGAAACCTGAGTTGATGTGCACACCCTTGGCAAAGTGGTCGCGGATGGGTTGGAGAACTTTACCGGCCAGCGTGGTCAGGTTGCCGATCTCGGTCGGGCCGGGGGTGTTCTCCATGTCGTGACGGGCAGCCGTCTCGCTTTTGGTCAGCTCATGGAGGGAGAAGTTTTTGGTGAGTTGGGTCATTTGATGAGTGCTTTCAGTTTGGCTTCTTCGCTTTTGTCCTTGCTACCTTGGCTGCTACCGAAGTAGTAGGAGAGGATTTGGGTCACAGCAGCGGACAACACACCGAGGATGTAGATCAAGATGTCCTTGGCCTCAGCCTTTACGTCCACAAAAATCAGAATGGCGAACAGCAAGAACGACAGGCCAACCACACCGAGCGCCAGCACGGGGGTCACCAGCTTGTTGAGCATGGGAGCCTTGTCGCTGGTCGCAATGGCAGTTTCGCGGTTGCGTGCGCTTTCCATGTTGGCGTTGGCAAGCTCGGCAAGTTTGGTCTCATTGGCCATCGCAGCCAGTTCACCGTTTTGGGCAAGAGCAGCAAGGTCAAGTTGTGCCTTGGCTTTTGCAGCGGGATCGGGCACGAGCTTGTCGATAAGCTGTGAACCAATATTTAAAAGACCTGCGATTGGGATCATGCTTCACCTTCTTTCTTGTCAGACGGGGGTTTCTTGTTCATTGCCAACAGAGTCCCAAGCGACCCAGTGATGAATGTCGCCAGTGGGGTGATGAGGTTAAAGAAAGCCTCATCGTTGGGGGCCATGCCGTTCATCGGTTGGGTTACAAACACCAGCGAGTACAGCACCACTGCCACGATACCCGCAAGGGTCAGCGACAGGGTGATGCCAATGATGAAGCGCAGCAGCGCGTCAAGGTCAGTTTTCATTTTGGTCTTTCAAAAGGTACTTGGTGCAAGTGCCATCGGCCTCACACGCTGGCGGTTGACAGGCTGCGATGTTTTGGTTCTTTGGGTTCTGGCAGGGGTAGCGGTAGGTGTCGTAGCACCCGGCCAGCGTCAGTGTGCAAAGCAGAATCAACGTCTTCATACGTCCCTCGACAGCCAAATAGCCGCACCGATGATGGCACCCAAGCCGCCCAGCAGGACGACCACCAAGATGATCAGGCCGATGTCTTTGATGCGCTGGATGATGCGTTGCTTCTTCAAGACCTTCTCACGCTCGGCAGCTTCGCGCTTCTTCTTGGCCTCCAGCTGGAACTTGAGCCAATCGGTCCACAGGCCGGCGCGGCCTTGGTAGATCATCATCTCGCGCAGCTCTTCCTCTTGCTTCTTGAGTTTTTCAAGAGCCATGAACTCCTCGAGATCACCGCGATCAGAGCCGCCCTTGGCGCTGGCCTTCTTCTGGATTTCTGCCTTGGTGTCGAAGTATTTAAACAGCGACTCGCCCGCAGCCATGATGTCGCCAGAATTGGCAACAGCTTCCTTGATGACGGCAAAGGCCGCGTTGGCTATTGCTAATTCTGCGAGCATGGCTTGGCCCCAAAGTCAAACAAACCACGTTATAACAGCGTACCGCGTACCCTTGGTTACGGGCATGATTTCGTGCGGGTACATGAAGTTGGAGGGGAACATCAATGCCGAACCTTTTGCAGCCCGCATGACTATTTCACGGTCAAAAAATCCCCACTCACCACCCTCGTAGTCGTCGTTGAGTGCAAAAGAGCAGGACACAGCCCTGTTTTGCCCTTTGAAAGAATCTGTGTGCTGCGCATAAAACTGCCCCTCTCCATATTGGAGAAGCTGGTACCCAGTATCCTCTTTAATATTTACTGATGGAAATTTATTAGCGTAGGTCTGAATTGCTTTGCCCGCGCATAAAAATAATTCTGCGTCCAATTTTTTTCTCAGTAACTCATTTTTTTCAATAACATGTAAAGTTGAAATTTCAACTTCCTGCACATTTCTAATACTTAAATTCAAACCGCCAGCCGTTGTCGCCTTGCGCCATTCCGTGCTATTTTTGTACTCTTGCAAAAGTGCATCACACAAATCCAATGGGACAGCGTCTTCTTGAACAACAATGTAGTCTTTTATTTTCATTGTTTAAACAAAATTTCATGGCTGATCCGAAGCTGCAATAGCTGCGTCAATTTCAGCTTTTTTTGCATTCCAAGCAGCCACCGCGAATTGAAACGGTGTAATGTCTGTGATGAGTTGGTTCTGCGGTCTGGTTAGCGCACCATTGGCAAACACTGTTTTGAACTCGACCTCGCCGTATTCGCCATACCACTGCACTGCGTGGATTGTTGGATCAAGTTGGGGTAGCTCAACAGGCTCAAAAAACAGTCCGTCAACGCCAACACGCTTGTCATCAGCAACGATTATTAATATCATGATTTCACCTCAATAACTTTCAGCTCTGGTCGAGCCTGTTGCAACGTAGCCATCAGAACCTGTTGGCCCATGTCATTGGCTTTCACCATTTCGTTTCGGAAACTCTCAACCGCAGCGCCGGTTTGTCGTTGCTGCTGGCTGTTTTCAATCATTAAAAGAGGAAGCCATGCAATAGCGCACCCGTAGTCGTCGATCTCTTCTCCGGTGTTTGGGTTGCTCCCGCGCACCTTCATAAACCACGAGCAGTCAAGCTGGCGGCATGGTTTAAATCCATCGAGGGGGCAGTTAGCTTTTGGCTCAAACTTCATAATCAGTCCTTAGTTGCACGAATAACATCAACGTAAGACACGGCCAAATTAATTGCGTTTCCGCTAAAAGTGGATGATGAAATTGTCAAGCTGTGGTTGTGGGCACTATTGCTACCCGTTGAAGAGCTTGTAAAAGTTTGAGTAGTGGGAGATGAAATATCTGTAATTCCTTTGACAGTGGGTCCGGAGCCGGTTTGGCTAAGTATGCTTACGGTGTGATTATGACTCGCCAACTGTGCCGTGGTCAGCGTATGGTTGCCCACCGAGCCGCTTACCGAAACCGTACCGCTAGGGGTCTGAGACGCAAACGCCGTCGTAAAAGCCACCGAGCCGCCCGTACTTGCCGTGCCCGTAACGAGCCGTAGCGCAGTGTTGTTACCAGTCGATGTATTTTTTGTCCAGCCAGTAGGCGCTGCGGTTTGTGCAAACAACATGACTGTGCCGGCAGGAATTACCGACGCTGCTGCCGTTGTTTGAATGCTGTTGTCGGGGAACTGTACGCCCGTGGCTACAAGACTTGATGCCATTTAAAACTCCTTATGGTGTACCGTGGCCGGACACATCCGACAGTGCTGTGAAAACGCCCGCTGAAGTTAGCGATGCAATGATGGTTGCGCCGTGCTTAAACAAAAGTTTACCGCCGGTCTCTTCAATCCTGAAGTTTGCAGTTGCCAAGCTCGTGTTCTGGAAGGCAAAGTTGGTGTCATCGCTCCACACCGTCATGATCTTGCCGGTCGGAATTGCTACACCTGCACCTGCTGCGGTGGTGTTACCCAGAGCTGTGGAGTTGTAGATCGTAGCCGTGTAGCTGGTGTTATTGAACACCGTGTACAGCTTGGATTCTGGCGGCGCATAGACGGCGAACGCCGAGGGAGCCGAAACCAGTTCAATGATGGCGTTGCGCGCTTGATCTGCAGAACCGTTGCTGGCGGTTAGCGCTTGGTTGGCCGAGTTGATTGTGACCGACACATACCCGGCAATGGCGTCTTCAATCAACGTACCGAGGTTGGTATTGGTCGTGGTGCCCCATGTGCCGGCCTGTTCGCCAGCGCCGATCAGCTCGATGCGTAAGTTTGGTGAAAATGTACTCGCCATGTCAGTCGCCCTTCAGCTGCTGTTTGATGGATTGTAGCTCGCCGTCGAGCTCTTTGATAGCCTCGATCAGCAGGGGGACCAGACGCTCGTACTTGACTGTAAGGTACTTATCGTCGATGGGGGCAGGGGCCACCACTTCGGGCTGCACGGCTTGTACTTGCTGAGCCGACACACCAACCTCACGCTTGACCTCGTACCCAAGTGCTTGCGCAGTCTCGCTGGCCTCGTAGTAGAAGCCCGACAAGGTACGAACCTTTGCCAGCGCGTCTTCAATGTTGCCCAGCTTGGTTTTAAGACGGTCGTCAGAGTAATGCGCAACGATGTCGCCGGTTGCCCGGATTTGACCGGCCGTACCAGAGGCGGCGGTGTTAACGCCGATAGAGTTGAACTGCGAGTTTTGCGTAGTGCTTGTAAATGTAGCTGCGCTGCCTGTCGTGTTCTGGTTCAATGTGGGGAACGTGCAGTTGGCCAAGTTGCCCGATGCAGGTGTTCCCAGTGCGGGGGTTACCAATGTTGGGCTGTCTGACAACACTACCGAGCCAGTACCCGTAGAAGACGTTACACCAGTGCCGCCGTTGGCAACCGGAAGAGTCCCGGAAACGTGGGTGGCCAAGCCGATCTTGCCGTAGCTTGGGGCAGAAGCCACGCCACCGGAAATCAGCGCGTTGCCCACTGCAGCGCCAGCCAGCTTGGCTAAGGATGTGGTGGTGTCTGCAAACAACAGATCACCCACGGTGTAAGAGGCGAAGCCCGTACCGCCGTACACCGCGCCAATGACGCTACCGTTCCAAGTGCCTGCGGCCAGAGTGCCGACGCCGGTTATGCCGGTGTAACTACCAGACAGACGGCTTGTACCCAG